CGACACTAAGCTCACCAGCCATAACAGACATTTTCAATGTTGACCTTGGCGCGAGCGACACAAAACGATACCACATTGCACCGGTAGTAAATAAGGTTCTTAAACCTTACACTGGTTGCGGTCAGGCGGTAACCGGATCTTCTTTTGACATCACGTCTAAGAAAATCCAATTGAAGCCTTTCCAAATGTATGAGGGATGGTGTAAGGATGACTTTACCGATCAACTAAGCGGATCCTATAACGTCCTTGCGCAAGAATGGCTTAAAACCGGAACGGCGTCTTTTGACCCTGCCGGAACGCCGATTGACAGCATGATCACCAAACTATTGAAAGACTCCCTGAGACGCGATATTTTCAGACGCATTTCTTTTGGTGATACGACTTCATCTTCTGCCGACTGGAACCAGATCGACGGACTATGGCAATCACTCATTGACCAATCAGGCGCTTCAAACTATTGCGTATACCGTGAAAACTCGGTAACCCTTGGTAACGGTGCCCTGGCTACTGACGCTGCCCTTAACTGGATGAAAGCCGCTTACAAGAACTCAAGCAACCTGCTTAAAGAATATGCGATTGACTCTGGCAACGGACGTTGGATCGTTACCCGGTCATTCTGGGAGAACTACTATGATACACTCGTAGCATCCGGAAGCGTAAGCAATGATGAATATAACAACCTACAAAAAGGCATATCCAGGCTTGAATACAAAGGCATTCCTTTGTATCCTATAACAATCTGGGATGACCAATTAGCGGACTCAACTAATCCATTGTTTGGCACAACTAAGCACTTGGCGCTGTTGACAGTAAAAGATAACCACGTTCTGGGTATTGAAAACACTTCGGACCTGGATAAAATCGATAGCTGGTTTGAGAAGAAAGACAACAAACGCTACTACAGGTCTAACATGGTAATGGGCTTCTTAGGAGCTATCCACTGCGAACTAACAACCATCGGGTACTAACACATGGCGACAGCGATTACAAATTGTCGGGCAACTTCCGGCTTTACCAGTAGTTGCACCGACTTGTTAAGAGTGGGGGGGCTTGACCGGACATTCTGGTTAGGGTATATCTCACAGCTTGACACGAAAATAAGCCTGCTACAAACGGCAGACATCGGGACGCTTGACTTTGGATCTTACGGAGGATTACTACGCTTTGATGGAAACAAGTTCGCCCACTCCTTTAGCGATGAGCTTCAGGTGGCAGGCGGAAGCGGTAACCGTTCATATAAGCATACACTAACGGCCAAGTTGTTACCGAACACTACCGCGGATGACGTAATCATGCAGCAGATAAACCTGGGGCAGGATATGTTCGCCATCGTGCAGGATAACAACCGAAATTTCTTCATACTTGGAGCCGGAAATGGTCTTTCGTCAGAATCCAATGCAAGAAATAGCGGAGAGACATCCGACAGCGATACGCGAAATGCGATAGTCTTGTCTGGGTCGGAGGTTACAGTGGCGTTGCGGTTCTCAACGGGCGGAGGGTATGACAACACGCTTGCCTACCTGACCGGTTTGGAATTGTAGTTTTTTTGACTGACATTTGAAACATCGACGGTGCGCCGTGAAGCATCGTAAAAAAAATCCACATGGGGGAGAGTTCACGGCTTGAACCCAGGTGGATTTTTTTGTTTTATGACTATGGAGTATTTTAAATCATGGTGCGTTTTTGCTGTTATCATCACGATATTCACAATACTTGGATATGTGGTTAAGGATCTTTGGAAGTTTGATGTAATGTTCATAGCTGGTTATTCGGCTCGATTTGTTATAGAATGGATAAAGACAAAATAAAAACAGGACTTCGCGCAGCAGGGATTTATCACCGGTATGACAAGACAGCTTACTGGTGGAAGGAGGCTTTCAAACTATGGTCTAAAGAAACGGGCAACGCTATCGATATGGGGTGCACCCGGTGTATCAGGGGAATGAAAGAATGGCTTGATAAATGAAATCCATCAGCTTCATACAAATCTATTACGATGACATCCAAAAGGAAGAGATATACCCCTTCGCTATCCCGTATAAAAACCACGGCCTTACGCCTTTCTTTGAAAATAGCGTTATCGCCGAATTGGTGCCTTGTATCGTCGATGATTATATAAGTGTATGTTCTTGGTCGCTGAAACGTAAACGCCAGGCAGGACCGACGCCAATCGTTTTAAAAGGCGATACCTCACTTACTGAAGAGAAGATTTTAAGCAATGATTTTGATGTAGCGGTACTCACCCCCCGATCATCGTCTCACCAAATGCTACACATGGCCAGCCAATGGCACCCCCAAGTGTGGGACAAAGCCTTTGCGCAGTTGGATATTTTCCTACGCAAAGAACTGAACACAAAGATAAAAGCAGAATTAAAAACAGCCGTTTACGAGAATCATTTCATAGCACGTAAAGAAATTTACCATGCGTATGTAAAAGAGTTTCTTGTGCCTACTATGGACTTCATGAAGTGGGATATAAAACAGAAAGGAAATGAAAGTGTATTCCTGTTACCGTCTGGATACTACAAACGCAAGCGAGCCAACCCGGAAGAAACAGCACGAATAAAAAAGATGCTTGGCTTTGATGACTGGCCGATAACTCCGTTCATTTTAGAAAGACTATTCAGTATTTATATAAACGATAAGAACCTAAACGTGATAAACTTATGACTGTAGTAATTGTTACAAACAAGTGGACAAATCGAAAGATGACATATCCAAAATTGTTCGAGTCCAAAGATGATGCTAAGAAATTTTTAGACACTCAAAACATATATTCACAGAATAATAATACACTTGAGGCAATCGATTTGTCATGAGAATAAATTTCCGTCCGATAGGTCGTTTAGGCAATGTAATGTTCCAAGCGGCAGCAACATTAGGCTATGCAAAGAAACACCGTTGTGAGTGGGGTTTCCCTGACGACATGAAAGAAGTACCGTACTTTCATCAGATATTCCCGAACCTTCCAATAGTTAACGGAGGATTTGCACGATACAACCGCACCGATCCTTCGCAATTTGGCTATGAAGAAATGCCACGGTTTAAACAGGACACTACCCTTTGCGGATTTTTCCAATCGATTCGCTACTTTGAGCATTGTCAGGAAGATGTAAAACAACTATTCAAGTTAAATATTCAACCCCGTGAAGCAACGAGTATTCATATTAGGCGCGGTGATTATGTCCAGTATTCTAATTCTTTTCCGCCTGTCACTATTGATTATCTTACTCAGGCTATTAATAAAATATGGAATGTAGGCTTTGAACAAAAGCTAACCAATTTCATTGTATTCAGCGACGACATACAATGGTGCAAAGATAATTTAAAAGACTCCAACGGTTTTACTTTCCAGTTCTCCGAAGGAAAAACAGAATTCGAAGACCTTTCACTGATGGCAAGTTGTTCACACCACATCATAGCTAACAGTACTTTTTCATGGATGGGCGCTTTCCTTGGACACAATCCCGACAAGATAATTGTAAGCCCCGATCCTACGTGCTGGTTTGGCCAAGGCTTCACCGGATCAACACCAACTGATCTTATACCCGAATCATGGCATAAAATAAAGTTCAGATGATGTTTACTTATAAGTATTCAACGTGCGATACAAGGTGCATAGGAGCAAGCTGCTTTGCCAGGACAATTGAATGGCAGTTAGTGCAGTATGACAACGGGATTCCGGTAGCCAGATTTAAAGTAAAGGAAAGGATATGATAAGCCTCTGCATAACAAATTTCAACCGCTACGCCCTACTAATCGAGTCATTTATTCAAGTGGTAGACGATGACCGCATTTCAGAAATAGTAATTTCTGATGATTGCAGCGATCAGGCTATTTACAAGATGATCGAAGACAAAGTAAAGCAATGGCCGAAAGTTAAACTGTATCGCAATACATTTAATGTGGACTGCTATATTAACAAGCAGATAGCCATAAGCAGATCAAGCAATGAATGGGTAATACTATTTGATTCTGATAACATAATCACAACGGATTTTATAAACGCTTTGTACTCTCGTAATTCTGTGTATCCATTTTCAAGGTATGAGATACTTACCCCGTCATTCGCTAAACCTCACTTTGATTTCCATAGGTACATAGGATCTACAATAACAAAAGGAATTGTCGCTTCATGTATGGGTGAATCAACTTTTCAAACGATGCTAAACGCTGCTAACTACTTTGTGCACCGCGATGAGTACCTAAAAGTTTGGGATGGATCAGTTAACCCGGTGACAAGCGACAGTATATTTATGGCGTACAATTGGCTGAGGGCTGGAAATTCTATTTATGTTGTCCCTGGACTACAGTATTACCACCGAGTAGATAACCACAACGGAGAAGAGCGTAGTCACTATGCGGCCAACGTTCGCAAGACTCCGAGAGGATTTCATGACGATATTGTTAACAAATTAAAAGCAATGAGATGAAAAAAATATTAGCTAATATTTGTATGTGGTTATTGGGTAAACTCGGTTACGAAAATGGGTACTCAAAAAAGAATGAAATTACAATCACGGTTGATGCAAGCGGGGCTATAAAGCAATTGGATAGGCTTGCACTTAAAGCCAAGCAATTAAAACAAGAATTAGATGGGCTATAGACACTACGGCGTAAACACGGGAGGGATACCGATAAACTACATTCGGTTATTCTCTTCCACATTTAACATTTCTGTCTTCGTAGAAACAGGAACGGCGGGAGGTGAATCGATCAAGCAGGCTGCTTTAATATTTCCTATTTGTCACACCATTGAAGTGGTGGAGGGAAGATCCGAAGGCAGCTACCCGGATAACGTCACCCTGCACACTGGCAATAGCGCGAACTTATTACTTGGAATTGCGGAGAGTTATAATAACCAAAAAGTTTTTTTCTGGTTAGATGCCCATTGGTCAGAGCCTTATGCATCCGAAGAACAGGATCAGGAATGCCCTTTAATGCAGGAGATTGACTCTATATTTCACGCAGGATGTAAGGAACCATTTATAATGATAGATGATGCCCGTTTGTTTTTAGGCCCCCCACCGTGGCCGTGTGACCCCAGGAAGTGGCCTAACATAAAAGGAATCTTTGAAAGGTTAACAGATTGCTGGCCGGAACATATCATTACCATGATTGACGACTACATAATTTGTATTCCTAATTACTGTAAAGATATTTTCAGTGACGAGTGGCGCGGAAGGTTTCAGGAAAGATACCCTAACGAAGATCAAAAAGTATTACTGGCAGTTAAGAAGACATACGATAGTTTCTTAAATTACATCAAATGAATTGGATCGAAAGAATGTACGAGCTTAAAGGTAAAGACTTGTATAGCCAAAACGGAGAGTCTTTATTGTTGGAATATGTGTATCATTCAATACCGTATAAGTACACGCGACCATGTATTTACGATATCGGTTCCGGTGATGGGTTTCACCTGAGTAATAGCAGACATTTATCATTAAACTGCGGATGGCTTGCTATAAGGCGAGATGTTGAAGATAGAATAACATCAGAGAACTCACTTGATAAAGATTTCAATCCAGGTATAATAAGCATTGATATAGATGGCTATGATTATTGGATACTCGATAAGCAATTGCCTTTTTATAAACCGGCCATTGTTATCGCCGAATTCAACGCCGCCTTCTCAGACTCCCGCACAATAAAATACAACCCCTATCATGTTTGGGACGGCACAGATTACTATGGCTTCTCATTCGAAGCAGGTAAAAAACTATTCGAGAAACACGGCTACAAAGTAATCTTCAATGTAGCAAACATGAACATGATAGCCGTTCGTGAGGACTTAATAAACGTTACTATACCACCTGTTACCTATGAGGTGACAAACTTCTTTGAAAAATCTGTAGACCGTGAATGGGTATTTATATGAGGGTAAGCCCTATATTTCAACTGCATACCGGACAATGGATAGATTTATCTCATGTGCTATCCATTACACCGCCATATATTGATAATGATTTTATAAAATTTAGGATACAATTTGCGTTTATGGATCGTCCTGTTGAATATGGTAAGGAGATAGATTGGCCAATACCACAAGAAGTACTGTATTCAGAGAACAGAAATGAGGCTATTGAAAAAATGGAACGAGATCGTATAGATGAATTCAATCAGGGATTTGATAGATTAATGTCATTCTATAAGTTATACAAAGATTCACTATGAGCATACTTGATAATTCTTACATCTCTTTCGTTAACCTTGACTCTCGTAAGGACAGGCTTAACCACATGCACACGGAGTTAAAACGTGTAGGCATTCAGGCTATCCGGCAGCAGGGTTATTTACCACAAGAGATAATCAACAAGTCACAGAACCCGGAAAAGTATAACGTCATGATGAACAGGACGCCCGGCGCGTTAGGTTGTCACATGTCACAGGTTCAAATCATGAAGTACGCAAAGTCATTGAGCTTAAATGCTTTAGTAATGGAGGACGACATTGTATTTTGTCCAGACTTCCATGACCGCATGGCCATTATCACAGAGTTCACAAACAATAACGAGTGGGATATTATTTGGCTTGGATCTTCCTTCCATGTTAACCCGCCGTACTGGCATCGCAAAGGTAAATCAGGAATGCCACCGGATTGCAGCGCACAATTAGGATACGATGCAAAGTTGATCGGGCACGAAAGAATCATTCAGACATTCGGTGCATTTGCAACCTTCGCATACATCGTGAATGTAAAAAGCATCGATAAAATTCTTAACTTGTTCGACAAACATATTCACGAATCAATTGGCATCGACTGGTTAATGATGAAGATACAACCGCAGCTAAAGACGTTCGCTTTCTTACCTGGTTGTGTGCGTCAGATCGACAACATGAGTAATATAGGTTCAGGCATGACAATATGGAGCGGGTTTTTAAAACTCAACGGTACGTTTGAGAATTCAGCGTATGTTTATCAGGATAGAATGGAAATGTTTGATCCATCCACATTTAACTTTGCAGAGGCTAACTAAAATAATAATATGCAAGTAAACAACGACACACAAGTTCAAGAGGAACAACCTAAAGAGAAGCCACTAACACGCGAACAGCGCCGGATAAAAGACAGGATTGAGCTTGAGGCAAAGCAGACATTCGATTTACTTTCAGAAAGGTATCTCAATTTCTTTATCACCTCTGACGACCCGGAAGGAAACGAGACGGTTCAGAAGCTTCACCAGATAAGCGCACAATGGAAAACGTATTGCACTAAAAAGCAATTAATTCCAGAGGCAAAGACGATGATTGAAAACTTTGCTGCCAGCGTGTTAAAAGATTATCAGGACAGCAAAGCGCCAAAGGTAGAAGCATGATACAATACCGCGCAGACCTTTACAAGATAATTGACCTTAAACTACCCGCCGCAGAATTGGGTGTAGCATCGGGCGAGTTTTCCCGTGACATCCTTACTTGGGGTGTAGCCAAACTTTATTGCGTTGATGCCTGGCAATCTTTGAATCAAAGAGGTGACGGTGGATTCGATCAGCAATGGCATGATGATAATTTCAGAAAGGCCAAAGAGCTACTTAAACCTTTTGGCAATCGTGCGGTGATACTCCGAGGGCTCACTTATGAAATGTCCAGAGAAATACAGGATAACTCGTTAGGCTTCGTTAACATCGACGCTGATCATTCATTGGAAGGTGTCACCCGAGATATTCACGCATGGTATCCGAAGTTAAAAAAAGGCGGAGTAATGGCCTTTCATGACTACATGAGTTCAGACTATGGAGTACGTCAGGCCGTGGAAGAATTCTGTAACCCATTAGGTATCAAAATAAACATGCTCCCTGAAAACAAAATTGATGACGCAGGGGCGTATATAATTAAACCGTGAAACTATGCTTATAGACTTTAGAACGCTATTCCCCAAATACAAAATTCGCCCGAAGGGAGTGTTGCACGTAGGAGGGAACATTGGCGAAGAGGCACCCATTTATTTAGAGCTTGGCATTAACCGGCAGATATGGGTAGAGGCTAACCCGGAATTGTTTCTAAGGCTAAAGCGTAACATCTCCAGTAACCCGGAAGCTGTTGCCTATAACTTTGCGGCTGGCGATGAAAACCGACAGGTAACATTACACATAGCCAATAACAACGGTCAATCAAGCTCAGTATTGGAGTTGGGAACCCATAAGAACCAACACCCGGACGTTCACTATATCGCAGACGTAGAGGTTCCTATGATGCGCATAGATGGCTATGAATTCCACGGCGTAGACTTCCTAAATATCGATGTCCAGGGCTTTGAATTGCAGGTATTGAAGGGAATAGGTGATAAGATCAGAGAATTCAAATGGATCTATTTGGAAGTGAATAAGGCAGATGTTTACATAGGATGCGCACAGATCGACAGCATTGATTTGTTTATGACGGCTAACGGATTCCGTAGGGTTGAGACAAAGTGGGTTGGATCGTGGGGCGATAGCTTGTATATACGATGAACATACAAATATACCTAATAGCCTGGAATGAGATTGAAACAATCCACCTCACCATCAAACATTATCAGTCATTCGGGGCTAAAATCAAAGTATTTGACAACTACAGCAATGACGGCACGCCTGAAATTTGCCGGTTATTAGGCTGTGAGGTTGAGTCGTTCGGAATTCCTGGTCAACTGAATGACGCACACTATCTGAAGGTTAAAAACCGCTGCTGGCGCGGCTCCCAGGCTGATTGGGTGATCGTTTGCGACGCTGACGAGATCCTTACACTCAGCGAAGAATATTTACAAAGTTCCACGGGAAACAAAGCGACCATATTTAAAACCAAGGGATATAATGTCTATTCTCACGATATGCCCAAAGAAGACTACTTTGAAATAACAACTTACCACCCTGACGACAATTACAGCAAGCTGGTAATCTTTGACCCGAAGGCAATTACCGATATGCAATACCAATATGGTTGCCATAAAGCTACCCCTCAAGGAAATGTCAAGTACTCAGACTACGTCCTGCCATTATTCCACTTCCGGGCTATCGGCGGACCTGACCGAATGGTCAAACGACACGCCCAATACCGAAAACGGTTGAGTGATTTAAATAAAACCCTTAAATTAGGATCGCACTATAACTATCCAGATGAAAGGAGAATAAGAGAATGGGCAGAATCTTACGACAGATCGGTTACATATTCACAGGTTTCTTCCTCACAGTAACCAAATACAGAACCTACGAAAGCACTCGTAGACTGACAGTCTGCAAGACTTGTATTCATCGGAAAGGACTAAGGTGCGGTTTGTGTGGCTGCTTATTGCGCCCTATGTCCCTTTTGAAAGACAAGCTATGTGAAGCTAATAAGTGGTAGTGTTATAGCGCCACCACTCAAATAAGCCCCTACTATTTGGGGTAAATTTGATTTGTGAGTAGAGGCAAAAAACATCAAATTAAAAGCGTTTCTCCCAATCCACAGGTATTCCATGTGTCTCCCTCCGCACTACAACGCGAGGCGACCACCAACAGCCAAAAGGATCACAACGAGAACACCATAAAATACGGGGAAGACAATGCCTTTCCATTACGCCTGGCTAAAGCCGTAGAGGACAGCCCGGCGACATCTTCCTGCATCCGAACAATCGCTAAGTTTATTAAAGGCGCTGCCTTTTCGGATGAAGAGTTGATGAAAGTTAAGGTCAACAAGCGCGGACAGACGCTTTGGGATCTGCACACAGTGTTAAGCAAGTCGCTGGCGCTATTTGAGGGCTTTGCTTTGAACTTTAAGTACAACAATGGCGGCGCGTTCAATGGAATCTTTGATATGCCGTTTGAGTCCCTACGCTTTGTAAAGCCGGACGACGATTTAAACACCGAGATAAGCCAAATAAAATATAACCCCTACTACGGGACGGTAGAATACCAAGAAAAGTATTCACGATGCTATTCTCTTTATAATCCTGACACTGTTAAAAAAGAACACGCTACTGAAGGTAACACATACCAGGGGCAGGTTTATTACTACGGCACGACTTCACCACTTCATAGATTTTATCCATATCCTTCATATTACAGCGCAAAAAGCTGGATTTCAGCCGACGCCAAGTTTCAGATATTCATGGATCAGGAGTTGGAAAACGGGTTCTTTCAATCGGTTCTGATGAACATGATAGGAGACCCCTCCGAACCCTCCCAACACCCGGACGATCAAGAAACATACATTGACGAGACAGACGGACTGACTAAAAAGCGTTCTTATCGTACTGTAGGGCAGCGTTTCAATATTGAAATGTCCAACAACTTCTCAGGCGCCAAGAAAGCCGGAACGGTTATGGCTATGTGGTCTTTAACGCTTGAAACAGCCGCTAAAATCACAGGTTTCCCCGCGCAGATACTTTCAGACAGACTGATAGCGCAGCAGGATTTAACTACTAAAAATATAACCATTGCCACGGGCGTAATGGCCATCCTTGCTAACATAGCTGAAGGAGTAAGTCTTGGATCGGGAGGGAGTGAGATCCAAAAGGCCGTGGAAATCATGCAGGCGAATACCGCCGATCAACGGGTTTTACTGGAACAGCTTTACAACGAAATCATAATACCAGCCCTTCAGGTAGAGAATCAGGAAATAGATTTATCTGGCCGGAAGGTAAAGATTGTTAATTACAATCCTATCACCGTACCCGTAGAGATAAACGAGAAGGTATGGGAGTGGATGAACGACGAAGAGAAGGCCGATTTTATTAAAAAGAACATGCCGGGAGTGACCCTATTCAGAACGGCTATGGGTGTTCAACAAACTATTCCAACGCAGCCAGGGGAAGCCCCGGCACCCACACAAGCGCCGCCTAATGAAGCCCTGAAGAATCTAAACATGTCACAGATTACACGGGTTAAAAAGATTGTAGCCCGATATAATATAGGAATTGCTGAGCCTAATCATGAGAAGGCACTAACATACGAGCAGGCAAAAACATTGCTGCTGAGTTATGGACTCACAGAACAGGATATACCAAACTGGCTAATACCACAGGAAGAATTAATGGCATCATGATCGACTTAATAGAACTTTCCTACCTTAATGAAGTTTGTTTTCTGTCCACAAATACAGATGACAAAAAATACCGCATGTGTTTAAAGATGTCGCAGGACAACTTACAAAGCATACTCGGCAGGTCGTTCTATGCACAGATTGAAACGCAATACCAGGCGAATACACTTTCAACCGACAACAACACGCTTTACGAAAACTACCTGAAAGACTTCTTAGCCTGGCAAACATATTTTAATTACCTGAAGTTTGCTAATGTAGAGGCCACGCCTTCCGGTATACGTGAGTTCTCAGACGAGAATAGTACAATCGCTTCCGATGTAAAAATGTATGCCTTAGAAAAGAATGTACGCACAGAGGCGAATAATAAAAAGTTTAATATCATCAACTACTTACGGGAGTCGAGGATGAACAATGCCACCATTTATCCTTTATGGGTCGATGTGTGTAAACCACAAATGAGCTTTGCTATCACTTCGGTAGATGCTAAGTCAGACGTAAATATCCGTGTTAACAAATCTATAATCACACAAGAATGACAACGACAACAGTAAAATCGGGAGCTTCACTAACATCCACCACTACAGAGCAAGACATTGCACCGGATAGAGGAGGTAGAGTGTTGTTATACGTTGAGTTAATATCAGGATCGGTTCAGATGACTACCGTAATTGTAGGATCTGGGAATCCTTCACCCGTGATAAACAATACTTATACTACATATTCAGTAGCCGGGACTAAAAAACTATTTGAAGTGGATAGAGGTGCGATGCACTTACGAATTGTGGGATCGGGTGTTGTAGATATAACTTATTAATCATGGTTCCTTCCGCTACCTTAGACCCTGCAAGAATTTTATACCTGTACTTTCGAAGGAATAGAACGGGGGTAAAAAAATTCATCTTCGTTGACGATGACGGGAATCCTTTCGACATATCGTCAATAGATTTTGAATTGTTTGTAACCAGTAACCCAGGTTCCAGGGAACGATCAATAACGTTAACGGTTGGCGACGGTTTAACTGTAGGCGGCGCAAGTAACAACGAACTTACCGCATCATTCACTGCGAGTGATACGAATATAAATGAAGGAACTTATTTTTGGGAGCTACTCAGGACAGACACCGATAGAACCTGGCTAAACGGTAAAGCTGTTTTCCATTACGGAGAGTTTGACGGAGTTAATGATACCACAGGAATAACTATTTCAGAAGATGGTGAGACTATAACGATCACAGTATCAGATACGGTTAACGCTCCATTAGTAAACGCCACATACTCAACTGTGCTAACTTTTGATTACGATAAAGCAATCTACCAGGACGTAACAACGCCCACTTTCACGCTGGCCTCTTCTGGAAACATTAACGGGGTAGGAATTCTTTTAAAGTTAAACACTCCTACATCAGTTAATTGGCCTGGTAACTTTACCGAACATCCAAGCTCAGAAACTTTAGACGCAACAAAGCTAAATGTATATGCATTGGTTTATTATTCAGATTGGGATGGCGCAGGTAATGCAAAAGTAGTTTATAAGAATAGTTTATTCACATCGATATGAGGGTTAAGAAAGTATTTGATTGGTGGACAGGATCAGGATCGCAGGCACCTACTTTCAGCTCTTCTACGGAAAGGTGTATTATAGCAGGAGGCAATGGAGGTGACGATTATATAACTTTTGGTGATGGCTCTATACACCCAATAACGGGAGACGAAACATATCCTTGGAGATATGGCCCTGATCATAATTCAAGTGGTACAGGAAAAGCTAGATTACATACGAAAGCTTTTGGATCAGACACTATTTACGGGCCGGTAACAATTGAAGATGATCCGGATGGAAGTGGTGGTATAAATATTACCAACGTATCAGGCAATTGGGCAAGTGCTACACGTTTTATAGTTTTCTGGTTGGAGATTAACGGGGCAAACGGTGATCTTTATTACCGATATTCGGATGATCTACATTTAAATATTACTACCCCAGCCTCAGCAACATGGAGCGCCAGGACACGGATGACTACTGATTTTGGTACGGGTCAGGCAAACACTTATATAGACGGCCCTGGGCAGTTTATAGTTTTACAAAATGGTGACTTGCTTAAACCATGTTGGTGCAATAATGGAATAGTGTGTGTGTATAAGTCAACAAATTTAGGCACAACATGGACTTTCCTTTCATACATAACTCAAGACACAATTAACCCTAACGATGAGACATCTATAGCCCAATTGGATAATGGCGACATAGTAGCTGTATTGAGATGTAACAGCTTACATGTTTTGCGTACAACAAGATCCACTAACCTTGGTACTACGTGGTCCTCCTTAACAAATACAACAATTCAAGCCTATGGGAAACCTGCTATAACACAATATCAAAATTACGTTTACGGTATCAGTCGGGAGTACAATGCGATACCTGCGCCATTCACTTCACAAAGGACTATATATTTTAAATCTGCCGACTTCGTAACATTTGAAACCGGATTCATTGATAACCGGGAAGAGATTTACGATTACGGTCAACCTTTTTACAGTGAAATAGAAGGAAAGGTAATTGTAGTCTATTCAGTCGAAGGCGCTAACACTGCACCATTGCAAGAATCTACAAGGATTATTCGAAAGGAATTAACGCTTACAGCAGCAGCAGCAGTAACACCACCAGTGTATGATACTAAATTACAGTCTGTCTTCGACTTTACTCAGGCCGATGGGGGTACGCTGCCAGATTCTACTTTAGGTGGGCATCTCAGTACGTTCATATCTGGAATACGGGCTGATGGGGATTATACGCCAATTAGTTTGTTTGAACTAAGCACGTTTAACAATACCAATTTAGGTAGCCTTGCTTCAAGAAACTGGATGAAGCCCTGGCAGAAATTCACCCTCACAAATACCCCGACATTAACAGTAGACGGGTATGATCCGAATGGCACAACTCAGTCTATTGGACTTGGCTTAACACCGTCAACTTTATTCCAGGATCAGGATAGTGTGAGCGTTATTATGTATTGCGCTGAAAATGTTCAGTCGGTAGCAGTTAATAGTTTCGATCTCGGGGCGAGTGATTCCGCTTTTGAATCGTTCTCGAATACGCTTTTTGTCATGCTTAGATTTAGCGATGATAAAGTTTATATCCGGTTGAATGACAACACAAATAGTAGTTGGAATAACGCAAACTCGATAGGCTATTATCACTTTAGAAGGACAGCGTCAAACGTTGTATCCGGCACTAAAGATGGTGTATCAATGGGTGCCAACACCACAGCAGCAAGAACCGCACGGTCTTCTCAGATACTAAGGCAATTCGCTTGTCAGTGGTCAGATCAGATAAATAGGCACTCCCCCCGTAAAAATGGGTTACTTGTTTTGGGGACGCATTTGATATCAGATAACTTTAGATTAAGGTGGAATACATATAAAGCAGCGATAGGACTATGACAGTAGTAGAAATAAAATATAATGATGATAGGTTAGTTTATTCAACGTTACTGGATTTCAAAAGGATCTTCACAGAAGTAACAGGGAAAGAAATAACCTTGGATCTGGGCGGTGAAATAATCACTGCCAAATTAAATTTATTAGTTCTTGAAAAGTTTGTACAGGATGGCTTTATAGGCAGGCAACGAGTTAAGTATTCGAATGACGCAGAGTTAACAGAAGCTTGCCAGGATCTTGAAAAAGTCCTGTACGGATCGTAAAAACACTACATTGTAATTAACTAACGTAAGGGCTATATTTATATGACTTTAATCGCAGAGCGTGGAATTGTATGGTATAATCCTGGTAATGGTTTTCATGGCTTTTCTCTGTGGGGTACTCACGGCGGCGGCCATCATAAAAATTATTTTAATTAAACTCTTTCGAAAATGGAGGAATACACGATCAACTACACGGTAAACATTACCGCCACAAACTGCACGATAAACATCACCCAGACCGGGAAACCTGATCCCCCACCGCCGCCACCGGATGAGATAGCCGAAAAGCCGGCGGCTAAATGAAGGTTGCCATAACATTGTGGCTTATGTTCGTGCTTAGTTTTTTATTCCTTGGTTTTAGGGATGACAAAACAGCCTATGAGAACGTTGTGCCGGTTGAAAGCCTGAGCCCTAAACAGGATCTTTGGGCCCGGAAGACGGTTAATATCTACAAAGAACATTATCACAACTATTTCCTGTTCAGCAGGGATGTTATTCCTATGAGGACATTGATACACGATTTGTGTCAATATTTCATCATTATAGGGTTGGCTTATATGTTGTGGGAACGAGTTTCAATAGTTGAGTCAATGGCTACAATAACCTTTATTGGCCTTACATTGATTGATTTTGTTGATTACTGGATTACCCACAATGGCACCTATTTTAACTTAGGCCCGGTTCCTGTGACATTTAACACCATCGCTATAATCTCTGATTCAATTATAACTTTGTA